AATGTTTTTGATATATCACCAGTCGTTATTACTGATCTGTTTGGATAATCTTTTTTTGCTTTTGCTAATAGATCTTGTTGAGGCAACGGCCACCCGCTTTCTCGTATATGAGTATTTAAATAATAAAAAGTCCAATAAAATTCAGTTGTGTCATACAATTTATATGAAAGAGAATCTGGCCTATCGTAATCTTGAATATGCAATGATGTATAAAAAGCTACATCATTCGCTATTTCATCTATTAGTTTTATATACACACTTATATTTTGAAATAAAGCAGGAGTAGATTCATTACCAAAATTATAATTAACAACCGGAAAGTTTCTAAAAAACTGAGCCATTAGTAACCTCCTTCTCTTACGTCTGCTTTTGCAATTGCTCTTGTTTCTGTAAATGCCATACTAATATCAACTCCGCTGAATCTTCCATCAGGATGCATTCCGCCAGTTGCAGAATTATAAGTTGCATTAAACGATTGCATATACACTGGTAAGAATCGTATACCTTTTATGTCTCTATTATTATATTTTACTTTGATTAAAAATCTATTTGGAAATCTATAACCTATATTAATTCCACCTGCAGTTAAAGCTTCTGGATAAAGTTCTTCGCGAAATGTTTTTATTATATTTTCTATCATGAGCGCTTCGGATCTACTTGTAGGTATTAATTGAAATGCAAACGAAAAATTACGAATTGGAACATCTTTAAATAATGCACGAGTATTTGGATTAGTGGTAAGGCGTGTTCGACTTCTTACTGCTCCTCCGGCTGCATCACCGACAAATGGAATTTTAGCAGCAACTTTTCCTGACAAAATGCCAGCAGCTTCTGAACTCATACCACCAGTCCTGCCTAAAAGTGTATTTACTACACCACTAGCTTCTGCAGCTGCTGCACCTAGACCCGCACCTATTCCACCAGCAGTATTACCTAATCCTGCTTCAATTGCACCACCTATGAGTCCAAGCTGAAAAGCGTTATCGTATGTTACAGTATCTTGAATTTGAATCGCTCTTGGGAGATATAAAGCAATACGTTTTGATTCAATTTGTTTTAAGTTATCTTCTCTAAAAGCTGTAGAGTTGGTCACCTGGCCAGCACCATAGAAAGAACTAGTTGCATTATCAACAGTGCTTTGTAAATCAACACCACCACCGCCCCCTTTTGCAGGATCTGCGTATACATCTCCTACTGCGTCAGGTTCTGCTTCTTGATTGCCAGTAATTATTTGATTAAGAGAATCAAACCCCTGTTTAATAGCATCTTTACTTAAGTCTACTAAATTTCCGGCTTCTTCAGCCATATTGACTGTAGCTTCTTCAATAGGCGTAAATGTTATTTTACCAAGATAGTCGGATTGGTTCTCTAATGGATAAACCATTTTACCACCTCTGCCACCACCTTTAAATCTGTTATATAAATCTAATACATTTGCCATCTTATAGCCTTATAAATATTACTAGTTGAATCTATTTATACAGAGTTTCATGGCATACAGCGGTAAATTTAGACCTAAAAATCCCAAAAAATATACTGGTGACTATACTAAAGTAGTGTACCGTTCACTATGGGAAAAGCATGCATTCAAATGGTGCGATACAAATCCACAAATATTACAATGGTCTTCAGAAGAAGTCGTCATACCTTATTTATGGGAGGTAGACAAGCGTTATCACAGATATTTTGTAGATCTGAAAGTTAAGTTTAACAATGGTGAAACATGGTTAATCGAAATAAAACCAGATAAGCAAACCCGCCCGCCTGCGTACCAGGGCAGAAAGACAAAACGATACATATCAGAATCAATGGATTATGTCAAGAACCAGAACAAATGGAAAGCAGCAGAGAGTTTTGCAAAAGATCGTGGTTGGAGATTTGTTGTATGGACAGAGAACACTCTTGAACGTATGGGTATCAAACCTAAATCTACGAAGCCATTAAAACCTTATACAAAACGTAAAAAGTAGTATAAATAAGATCATGAGTAACTTATTTCAAACACTAGAGCTTGCAGCTTTTCGTAAAGGTATTACACCTCGATCTGCAGAATCACGGGCATGGTTTCGTAAACAAGCCAGTGCACTTGGCAAAGTAAATCGTAGTCAGCTGATGAACGAACCTGAATTAAAACTTACTGGTAAACAAATACCGGGTGGAATGTTTATGTTCTTCTATGATCCGAAGACAAAAGAAACATTACCATACTATGATTCGTTTCCATTGACTATTATAGTTGATGCTGCACCTGGTGGATTTACAGGATTGAATCTACATTATCTTCCGATGGTATTGAGAGCAAAGTTTCTTGATGCACTGATGGATATCAGTGATGATAAAAAATATGATGACAATACAAAATTTAATTTATCATACAGCATGTTAAAGAGAGCATCGAGTATGAAATACTTTAAACCATGTTTTAAAAGATATTTGACAGCAAATGTTAAAAGCAGATTTGCAAGAGTCCCTGCACCTGAATGGGAAATTGCAACATTTCTACCTACACAAGATTTCCAAAAATCTAGTGTTACTGCAGTATGGAAAGATTCTAGGAGAATGATTTAATGGCACGCACAGTACAAAATATAGATGATCTTAAAGCTTTAATAACTGCTAAAGGTGGAGTAGCAAGATCAAATGTCTTTGCTGTTGCATTGCCTCCAATAGCAGGATTAAGAAGTCGAGAACTGAATCTATTATGCTCTCGTGTTAATTTACCTGGTAGACAGATTACAACCGCTGATCGCGACATTGGTCTGATTACTCAGAAGGTTGCAAACAATCATGCATATGACGATGTATCTCTTACATTTCGTTGTCTCAATGATTACGGAATCAGAGAATATTTCGAAGCATGGCAAGATCGTTGCATTGATCAAAATAGTCTTGAGGTCGGATATTTAAATGAATATGCATTTAATATAAAGATACATCAGCTTGCAAGAGGATTCGGTGCACCAACATATCAAACGCCTTTTGGTCTACCGAAGCTTCCAACTTTAGCTAACTCACTAATAGATCAATTTTTAGGAGCCACCCCACTCGGCGGAGCAATTAATGCACTCAGAGGTGAAATAGATCTTGGATTTATTGGCCAAAATGATGTAGTATATTCTTGTGAATTGATTCAAGCATTCCCTACATCAATGGGACAAATAGAATTAGCAGATGCAAATATGGACGGAATAGTTGAATTAAATGTTCAGTTATCATATAAAAACTGGAGATCATCAAAGCAAAGAGGCAAACCATTTGGATTAAATCAATCAGGGCTTGTTGGAGCAATTGGCAATCAGCTTGGTATACCAGGCATAGTAGATAAATTTTTATCTTGAATAATATAAATGAAATGAAAGCAAAATTATGGCACTACCTAAACTAAACCAATATCCGGTTTATAATACAACTATACCATCTACCGGAGAAGAAATACAATACCGACCATTTTTGGTCAAAGAACAAAAAATATTATTAATGGCACTTGAAACAAATGATGAAAAACAAGTTTTAGTTGCTATACAGCAGCTGTTAAAGCATTGTATTGTAAGCGATTGCAATATTAATAATCTTGCACTCTTTGATATTGAATATATTTTCTTACAATTAAGAGGAAAAGCAGTTGGTGAAAATAGTGATATAAAATTAAAATGCACTGAATGTGAACAAGAAAATGATATAAAACTTCCTTTAGCAGATTTAAAACCTAAAATAAAAGAGGTAGATACTAAAGTAAAAATAGGTGAAGAATATATTTTAAATTTACAATATCCAAAGTTTGGAAATGTAATAGCCGCAGATGAAGGAAAAGAAATTTTTACTGAAGAAAGTGAAAAAGTTTCTGCAATATATTCATTAGCAATACAATGCTTAGAATCTCTCGATACTGAAGAAGAAAAAGTATATTTTAAAGATGAAAGTTTTGAAGATAAAGAAGAATTTATGGGATCACTTACTTCTTCTCAATTTGATAAAATTGTATCTTTTGTACAAGTGATTCCTAAATTAGAATATGATGTAGCTTTTGAATGCAACAAATGTGAACACAAAAATGAATTTCACTTAGAAGGAATATCTGATTTTTTTTAGTAGCCCTTTCACATGATTCTTTAGTAAATTATTTTCAAATGAATTATCAGTTAATGCAAAATCATAATTGGACATTAACTGATATAGATTCGATGATGCCATGGGAAAGGGAGATATATGTTTCAATGCTAGTTGAAGAATTAAAAGCTCAGAAAGAAGAACAACAAAGGCAACAAGCAGCCAGATAGGATTAAGTTATGGCAAGTTTAGCAGAAATAGTAAAAGGTGTTCAAGAGACAAACCAACTCTTGACTGATAATGTAAAGGCTCAAGAAAGAGTTCAAGCATTATTACAAAATAATGCAGATATAGCTGCCGCAGCACGAATGGATGCTCTTCAAGATTCTAAAAAAACTAAAGTTACTGTAAAAGGCGGAACTGGTAAGGGTAGACCAAAAGGATTTATGGGCGGATTAAAAGCTGGTATGTTTGCAGGCGGTTTAGAAGGTTGGGCTATTTCTCTTATTGGTTCGTTATTCGCTGCTGGTGGAGCATTATTCGGTGCAGTTACCGGAGCATTTGGACTTGCACTTGGAACATTAGTATTACCTTTAGCTACAATTGCATTAATAACCGCGTTTGGTACAGGTATAATAACAAAACTTCTAGAAGACTTAGATCCTAATAATGTAGTTTTAGACAAAGAAACAAAAGCATCATTTGCAAATGACGTAGTTAAAGCTATGGTTATTGGTATTGGACTTGCAATATTTAGTAAACCTTTAGGATTAGCAGCATTTTTAGGTGGAATTGTTGTAGCCGCATTTAAAGCTGGTATGCCACCAGCCCAAAGAGAAGATTTTGAAAAAGACATACTTGCTGGAATGGGAAAAAAGTTTGGCATTACTTTTTCAAAAGAAAACATGATGCAAATAGGTTCAATCATAGCAGGTATCGTTAGTTTTAGAATGATTAAAAAGTTAATAACAGGCGCTATATTTGGCACTCCTGCTGGAGATGCAAAAGCAGATCCTTCAAAAAAATCAGGTAGAATTATGAGATTCTTGCGAGCTGGTTTTGCATTAAAATTTGGTGCGGGTATGATACTTCAGTCTATTGGTGAAGCTTTAGGTGACGCGATAGGCAACATAACTGGGTCAGAAACACTTGGAGATTTAGTTACAGGTGGAGTTGTAGGCTCAAGTTTAGCACTGATGCTAGGATTAGGAGCCGGTGGAATATTAACGGCGGCTATTGTGGGCGTAGCTTTTGTTGCAGTAAAAGCTTTATCAGAGTGGCTAAATGGACGTCGACAAGCTGTAATTGATGAAGCTTTAAAAGATATAGACTTGGCATTAGCAGGTGCAAATAAAGATATGACTCCTGAAGCGCTCAAACAATATTTTAAATCAATGTCACCTGAAGGTTTTAGTGCATTAAAAACTAATCTGGAAACTGCAGCATCAGCAACCGATGTTATGAATCCTGATGCTTTAACAAAAACTAAAAGAGCTTCTGAAATATTTGCTGCAATGAACGTACCGCTTGGTAAAGGCGGAGTATATGCACAAAGAGTAGCAAATGCAAACCTTGCATTAGGTGAAAAGTTTACCCTTGGTGATGCTGCAAAATTAATCAGTAGTCATATTATGAAAAAGAATATGTTCGGCGATGGGCCTTTAAATGCAGAACAAGCAAAAGCTATGCTAAACTTTATGACAACAAGTGCTGCCATGGATACTATGCCTTCGGCTATACAAGGTAATCTGAGAGATTTTTTAGCTAACGATGCTAATAGAGCTGGGATACTTAAATTATTAGTAGATGCCGTGCCAGCAGCCGCGGATGCAGCCGCAGCTACAATAGTTGATGCAAGTAGTAAAAGCTTTTCAGATCACAAATCTGTACATATGCTACCGGCAACGCGTCCAGCTACTGTAGATACAACCACTCCCCAGTTTATAATGATGTATGGTCAAAGAGCAATGAATCCATTTGGCGGTATGTAAAAAGGGAGCCGAAGCTCCCTTTAATTATTAACCGTTAGCTATCTTCGCAAAGTAACTTAACGTATCGTCTTCTTCAGCTGGCATTTCAGCTGCAGTGACTGGTGCTTGCATTTCTCTTATAGGAGCAGCAGGCGTTTCATCGCCAAGCGATACTTGCTCTGCAATCGTCGGAGAATCTGTAATGGCAAGAACCATATTCATCTTTCTCTTTAGTTCATCATATGATTTGTAGTTAGCAGGATCTGCCCACTCACCAATTGGATGCATCATATTATAGATGGTTTCCAACTTAGCTTCATCTTCATATAGTACAGATGCACTGGCAAACTCTGACTTATCATAGTTACGATAGCCTTCGACTTGACGTATCTTCAGTTTGAAGTTACCGCCTTCCCAGAAATCAAATGGATTCATAGGAGTTTCGTCTTGGAATGCTGGCTGCATAACATCCATAATCTTATCGAAGATTTTCTTACCATACTGGAATAAGAATACCTTACCATTATTGTCTGGATTGCCTGGATCAGATACGATGTAAATATTAGATACGTAATGCAAACGACGTTTCTGTCTTCTTGCAGTATCTTTATCTTCATCATGTCCTGAATTCCATAGTCTGGAATTAAGTTCACCGACTGGATCGTTCTGTCCTATTGATGTGAGTGACTTCTCGATGTACCATTGACCTGTAGGGCCTTTGAATCCGTGATCCCAATACCGTACCCATGGTAGGTCTTCACCTTCTGGTGCAGGTAGAAATCTGAATTCGGCATAGCCATTGCCAGCCTTATCGACTGTTGGTTTCCAAACACGATCATCGCCGTAGTTTTTCTTATCGCCACCGCCGCCGACTTTCTCGGCTTCGTTGACTAGTTTAGATATTAAATCTTTATTGCGTTTTAAATTTTGAAAGCTCATGTATTTTCCTTGTATGTGCTGAAGTATAAAATTATTATAACATAGTATTACTGAAATGTAAACAGTTATTTAGTCGAATTGCAATGTATTTTGTCTTGGAATAAGGTTGAGCGTCATTGCCTCCGCTTCAATCTTACCTTGTATGACCGGTGATACGAACTTCTTCACATCAGTCGGATCAATATCTAGTTTATCACAAAGATCTAATACAGCATCCATATAGGATTGTTTTGTATCTAGTACTTTGTTCTCAACCATTTTAGTGAAATTAGGTTTATTCAGAAATGTTTCATCATTCATCATTTTTCAAATACTCTCATTATTATTGTATCTTTATTTATACGGCCATCTTTTCGTGGCTGTGATTTTGTAGTGAGCTGCCTGTATGCAGTATCAATTTGTTTCTGAGTATTACCTTGTATGATAGGCAAGAACTCTTTTGGTTTACGTAGCGTAATCTTACGTGATCTATCAAGATCTATCTTTTGTAATGTACTACCTTTCACAGTAAAACCATCTCGTTCGTTTGATACGAACTCAGTTAGTTGCTTATATTTAGTATTGAATGTCCAGACTCTTCTTGCACCTACAATCAAGAGTGGATCAATAGATGTGACTTTATATTCTGCACTCTCTTTTGCATAGTTCATCTTTGATATTTGAGAGTATGCTGATTTAGGACGAGGTACTGATACCTTACGTGTGGCTTTCTTTGCCATTATATATCGTGTGGCATCTGCTACGATATGCTCTAAGAACGCAAGATACTTCTTACGTACTGTCGTACTCATATAAATGAATCCTTCAACTAAGTCAGGTGTTTTCTTTTCTACTAATTCTTTTGCTTCATCACGAATTGGTGTATAATAATCTACTATAGCTTTTGCTGTTGACTGTGAATGATCATCTTTTATTAATTCATCATATGGCGAATATCCCATTGGATCGTATATGCCATTATCTAATACTTCTTCGATTGCACCGATTATGTTTTCTTGTTTTAATCGTAGTATTTGTGCAGGCCTTCTTTTAGTAGGAGTATTCTGTTTTACAAAATCTTTTCTAGATAATGCTCGCTCAATATCTTTTATCCACAATGCAATAGTACCATCATGATTATGATTGCTTGGAAACTCAAGGCCTTTTTCTTTCCAAAGTATACTAGCAGCCTGTATACGATACAATGTAAAATGCCAATCAGGAACAGACAAATATTCTTTAGGATGATTTTTTTTGACATACGTTCTAAGAACTGCAGTAATATCTTTTACATCTATATCCATACGGATAAATTCTTTGAACCATCTCCAACTGTCAGTCGGTGCTGCAGCAATACCAGTTTTTACCCTACGAGGTAAAGGTACTTTCTTTTTCTTTGCACGAGGCATAGTACGTCTCACTGCCATTATTTTACCACCTTTATATCACCTTGGTCATCAGTTAAAAGATAACCTTCTTTAATAAGATATTCCACACATTGTGCAATCACTCGTTCACGTTGACCAACTCCTATTAGATAGGAAACATATCCTATCAGTGCAGTTAATGCGTATATTAATATCGTTGGATCCATTTATATTCCTTATTGTTCGAAAGTTATTACATTATCAATTCTAAAAGATCTCCATCCTTTAGCATCAAGATCCCATACCGGAAGTACATCTTCTGATAATTCTCTTATCTTTGTCTGCGATAGTGGATCAGACTTAGATGCTGATGGTATATCTTCTTTTTTCAACGTACATCTCATAGTACGTTCTTCGCCAGAGACTTTCATAAAGTGTACTGTGCAATGTCCGTTTGTTAAAGCCTCCTTATATTTATAAAATAGATCTGTCATATTATCTCCCCATATTCGCAATATCAATTGCGTCATTAGAGTCTTTGCGAACAGGTACAGCATTAGATTTGTGCATAGTAGCAATACCAGCAATTTCTGTACCGGTGTAAGTGTTAGACTCTTTCCTAGATCCGTTACCAATCATACGTCCAGCCGTAGGAATTGTATTTCTATGTTGACTATAATCTGGAATATCAAGATATGCATTAGGTGCAGACTTACCTACACCTAACTTAGAATAGTATTTAGCAAGAGCAGCTTCTGCATTGAGAAGCGACTTTGACTTTTTACGCGACTTACGCTTTTTAGTACTAGTGGTAGACATACCACGTACAAGATGCATTGTCATATTAGTTCCAATCGTTATGTTCGCCTACGTCATCCCAGCGTGTGGTATCTTCGTAGCGTTGGCCATAGAATTCTTTGGCATATTTAGATGCATCTGTATAATAATTTGGATTAGTACCTGCATCTTCGAAGCCAGTAATCTGGTCTTTTTTAGGTTTGACTTTACGTGCAACAGATGATACACGCTTAGATGCTTTTTTGATACGAGCCATTTGTGCTTTACGAGAACGTAAACGCTCGGCTGCTGCTTGGATCATCATGCGACGATCTGCTAATTGAGATTGTGTAATCATAATATATATTCCTTTTCATAACTAATAAAACAATCATACGATAGTTTTTATCAGATGTACATTGCTAATTGCGTTAATGTGACAATATGTCACATCACCATTCACGTTTTAGGCCTCCTGCCCATTCTACTTTTACTTTCTTTCGAGCTTCATCGACTGCTTCATGCCATCCTTCTGGATATTTAGAATAGTCGTAAACTAGTTCGAAATCGATGTCTTCGGCTGACTCTTGAGTACAGCCGCAGTGCATCATAATATTTTCTAT